AGTAGGCGTAGAGATTGGCGTCCCCGGTATTGGCGCAGTAGGCATCGGCAAAGGCGGCGTGACCGCGTATGGGGGACCAGTAACGAACACTCTTGCAGACATTTTTAGTCTTGGTTTGCCAACTTCAGTTGCGACCAACCTTCCTCCTAATGTCGCAGAAAAGATGGCTCAAGAGAAGATGGCCGTGGCTAAAGCAGTGGCCGATGAAAGAGCCGTTAGCAAAGCACATGGGATTGGAACTGGAACGACCACCGTGGCGACACCTTCTAGTCTGCCCAGCACTCTGTCAAGCCCTTCTCCTCCTAGCTTCTACAGTGAACCGCATCCAGCTTCTGGTGTAGGAGTTTCTATGTACGGCGTGGGTACGCCGCCCGTTGACACTTCTTCACCAACATCTTCACCATTAGCATCAGATTGGAATGATCCAGCCAATATACAGGCTCGGGCAGACGCAGCCGCAGCCGCCATTTCGCAATCTAACGCTCAAAATACGCCATCTGCATCGGATATAGATCAAGAAATTATTGATAACATGTACGGTGCAAATAGTCTTGTTGGAACCATTCATGGAGCGCCGTCGTTAGCTCCTAACGAGTTCGCTACAGCGGGGTACGCTAACGGGGGCTCTGTTGGTGAATACAGAGATGAAGATGAAGGCGATGGTGGAGATGCTGGTGGTGGCGTTGGTGGCGTTGGACAGGACCCCGGTGGTCCAGCTGAAGAGGGCGACGATGATGAGGCCGGCGGCGGCATGGGGATTGCCGAGATCGGAAGAGATCCAGATGCCACCGCCGCAGGCGAAGCTCTTGGAAACGCTGCTATCATGGGATACTTTGACCCAGAGTTTGAAGCAAAAGCTCAAGAGGCTTATGGGGTGCCCGTTGACCGAGACATCACGGTCTCATACGATGGCGGGATACCCTCTCTTATTGGTAGAAAGTTAGGAAAGATTGCCAAAGACATCGTCAGGAACCCTATACGAACTGGGGTTGATACGGCGATTGGTTTGACTCCATATGGAAAAGCTGCCCAAGGCGTAACCGCTGCACTAACAGGAAAATCTATTGCAAACATAGGTTCTGACGCCATAGGAGCGTATTCTGATGTGGACCCTATGTCGCAGACAATCGGTACGGCAGCTGGAGACATCTTTGGTAAAGATGTTGACGAGTTCGACCCCCTCTCAGAAACTTCTGTCGGAAGTACCCCATTCGGCATCAATCCTGACTTCCTTGACTATTTTGAGGGCCTTCAAGTCACTCCCATTAAATCTGGAACCAATCCTGACGTTTCTGATTCGGAATTCACAACGCCTACATACGCGCAGGGAGGGCCTGTCAATTTAAGTGCTCTTTACAACAATGTTCGAGCTCGTAGGGGTCCGATAACAGGTGGTCAGAGGTCTGGTCGCGGAATCATGTCGTTGCGCTAGATTACTTAGCGTCCCCCCAGTTCGCGCCAATGCCAACGTCCACCTTGGCTGGAATGTTCAGCTTCGGCACACACTGCTCCATCAAATTCTTAATCTCAGGCACCTCGTCGCCCTCCACCGAAAAGCACAGTTCATCATGAACCGTGAGCATTGGAACATGGCCCTTGGCCGCACAGTCCAGCATGGCCTGCTTAGTCTGATCCGCGCTTGACGCCTGTATGAGCCTGTTCAACGCCTTATACGTGAACGCTACCTGATACAGGTTTGGGTTCTTGCTGCGCCACTTGCTATCGCGTTCTTCCTCTGGCGTGTTCAGGATGTCTTCCCACTGCGCTTCTAACGCCTCTGCATGAATCGGCTTCTTCATCGTCTTTGAATAGCCCTTGAGCTCCCGCATTGGGAATCGGCACTTACGGCCCAGCATCGTCTTGAGTTCTGCGCGGTCTTCAGCCGTGCGTGTAACCAAGGACGCAAGATCACGAATGAACGGAACCTTCTCGTTGTACTCATCCCGAATCGCCTTGGCTTCTTGGAACGATATGTTGCCAAGCACGGACGATAGCTTGCCTACGCCCATACCGTACATCACGCCTAGGTTAATAGTCTTCGCTTGATCACGTTCAACTCCAGCTATCTCTGCCATGATCTTGTGGAAGTCTACGTCCTCTGCACGATACTTCTCTACGATCTCAATGACCTTCTCATCCCTAGACATAGGGGGCGTCAGCGAGGCGTAATGCATCAGCCATCGTGGCTCTTGGGAACTGTAGTCAAAGCTCCCCCACTTGGTGCCTTCTTCTGGAAGAAAGAGTCCTCTAACCATTTTCTTAATTTGTGGGTGTCGAGAGGGAACTTGCTGCAAATTAGGGTGACTTGATGAGAATCTGCCCGACACAGTCCCACCTCCATCTGAGCGCAGCTGGTTAAACTGACAATGAATGCGGCCATCATGCTGATGACTAAGAATCGTATCAACAAACGTTGTATTCGCTTTATTGTATTCTCGTATCTCAAGAATATTCTTCGCTACTGGGTGTTCATGTTCCGACAGGAACTTCTTCGTGAAGCTTGGCTCTTCGGTCTTCTCTGTCCTGTCATAGGACAGATTATAGTGATCAAAGACCCGCGCAAGACTCTTCGCGTTCCACGGTTCAATGTCCACTCCCGTCTCATCCTTAATAACCTTACAGAGCGCATCTTCCTTAGACTGCAACAGCTTCTTTGTATCATGCGCCTTGTCTAAGTCTACACGAACCCCCTTGCACTTCATGTCGAAGATCAAGGGGAGAAGATCCAGTTCCATCTTGAGAATGTCTAGGCAGTTCTCATCCTTCAGCTTCCGCTTGAGCACGTGCCACAGATCAAACGTCAGTCTCGCATCCGTTTCGGCGTACAGAGCAACTCTGGCCGGCGGTAGCTTCCACATGTCCTTCTTGGCGTCTACGCCATGCTGCGCTGCCGTTCGACGTAAATCATCCTCTTGCTTGCGTTTACCAAGATACGTCTTGCCCAAGGCATCCAAGCTGTAGCTAAATCTGTTCTCATCTAGCAGCGGGGCCGCAATCATCGTGTCCAATATATCGCCCTTGACCTCGAGGCCCTCTGTCTTGAGCCATCCTAGGTCGTACTGTGCGTTGTGGAACACAACATCCATGCCATGGTTAAGTTGCGCCTTGAGCCACTTGACCACGTTCGTCTTCGACATGTTGCCGAAGCTATCATGCGCGATAGGCAGATACGCTTGCCAATCCTCTGTGGCTACAGCAATGCCGATGAGATATCCATCGTCGCGTGACCAACCTGGTCCCTTGGAAATCAAGTTAGGGTCCTTGGTCTCTACGTCTATGCAGATAAGTTTCTCGCCCGACAGGTCTGGCAGTGAGTCCGGTGGCGTCCAGATCGTCTCGTCAAATAGATCATCTTCCATCGCAAAGTGCCGCCCATATAGCTGTGTATGCCGTTGCATCGACCCCATCGTCTGGATTGAAGGCGCCGTTCTCATGTCTAGCGACCTTTAGCAAAACCATTATGAACGCGGCTTGCTCCGAGGTCACGTTATGACCAAGGTAAACGGTCACCAGTTCAGCGAACCGTTCATGCAGACTCGTATAGTCTCCATGCTGAGAGGCACGTTCGCCTGTAACTAGGTCCAGACACTTCTGTAGAATCTCGTTAGGTTTCATATTGTGTAATACTTATCCGTTATGGGTTCCATTATGTGCAAGGACTGACGCGCCCTTGTCACGGCGACATAGAAGACACGATGCTCCGTAGAGGGGTTCTTCTGGTATTCACGATCTGCGGCGTAGGACAGGTCTGGTATCACCAGTACGTTGTCAGCTTCGCCGCCCTTCATAGAGTGTATCGTGCTGACCTTGATACGAGGATTCTTGACGTTGTCACCGCGCCGTAATGCGTTCAGTAGATAGTGCTCCATGTCCCGTGTGATCTTGTCCAAAGCCTGGTGCCAACGGATATCCCCCACTTGCAGCAACCCTAGATGGTCCCTTGCGTAGTCCATGTTGATCATCGTCTCATCATCGACAGATAGCAGCGCCTTGGACCTTGGACCAAAACCCTTCCTATAGCCAACGTCCGCTTTCATGTGGGTGTAAACGTTCTTGATCTCTTGTGGGGTTATACTCTTACCCTTTGTCAAGTCTTCCCAAGACATGATCGCGTCATATACGTTGGTTGGTATGCC